GAGAACCGAGGTGGTGAAGATGGGGCGGGAGCTCAATCGACCGGTGATGTTTTGAGTCTTCTTAATAAGAAGACCTTGACAAGCGAGGATCTTAGCAAAATCCTCAGACTTGGTCGCTCAAACCTTCCAAGGATTAAATCCAATGGTGAGCGTCTGGATGGCTATCTTAAAAGGAACCCATCGGGTTTTCTAAAGATGATAGACCGAAGGCATTTGATTTCAAAACTTCCGTGCAATTTGCACAGGGGCCTGAAATCAGCCGCAAAGGTCTTGTTTTCGTCGTCATGCCTCACCATCTCTAAATTCATTCGAATTTGGGATTGGATTGACACGTGTTTGGCACTGTCATTTCCGAAAGAAGAGACCACCGTAACTGATTTTAAAATCAGGTGGTGGATCTTGGTCGCACATGATGTATCATCAAGTGCTTCCTATCATCATGCAAGCAAGAAGTGGGGAAAATTCTCACTTTACATAACGCACTTTTTCGGAGGTTGCATTCAACCGATGCCCAAATGGGAGCCGTGGTTTCCACAGCTTCCAAGAGGGACCTGGATGGACAAAACGCCGGGAACACTAACACGACGCGAGAAAGCCTATTGTAGGATTCTCGCAGACAAACGGGGTCTTCCAGCTGGTGACAAAGTCACCACCGAGTTGGCCCTCGCTGAACATCTTAGGGCCCTGCAAAAAGGAGATTCCTCTTCGCAGGAGAGCCTGGCCACTCTCGAGAAATTCTCAGAGATAGCCGCAGATGAAGTGTTACAGTATGTTCCTATGAACTGGTTCGCAACGCGAACTGGACATATTTCCCTTTCAAATTCGAGTTGCCTAGAGGCAACAAGAAGTGAGGGAGGGAAGCGGCAATTCGTTCTATCCGCCTTACGCGGGTGGCTCATCGAGCAACCCGCTGTCGATCGAGAAGTCCGACTACCAACAGGTGAATCGTTCTTCGAGAAAGCTGGTCTTCCAAGATGGAAGACTGTAAGGCCACCGGGAATGGATGAAGCAACGGATCCGTTTTCAGGAGTGAAGATATCAACAGGTTTCTTTACAGAAGATTTCGCAGATGGAGAGCAGGAAAGAGTTGGATTCCAACTCTTTTGCTGGTCCTTTGACTTTCTCCAAGAGAAAGGTTATTTGGACGCTGACGGGAAAGCAACTGGTGAACCGATGCCCATACAACGTATGGCATTGGGGGAGCCGGGTTGCAAAGCCCGTGTGGCCACAAAAAGTCATGCAGCTTTCATAGTTTACGGACAACCATTTGCACACGCAATGCGTGAGCTCTTGGAATCACATCCCGGCCTAAAGGCTGGTTTGTCGTCCGGTTATCAACTATGGGAGTGGCTAAAGTCCTATGAGGACGAAGACGAACTCCCTGAATATGTCATGGTTGGCGATTTTGAATCTGCCACCGACCACATTGAGCATCGCTCAGGCCGGGTTGCCATGCATGTTTTGTTGCGAAAGCTTAATGCCGCCAACAACAGTTATGCAAAGAACTTTGTCGATCTCCTTCTTTCCCCAAGGGAAATACTGGAGAATGGGCAAAGATATGTGACGTCGTCGGGATGTCTTATGGGAGAGCCTGGTACGAAAATCGTACTGACTTTCCTTGCCTTGGTAGCAAATTGCTACGCACGGCGAGACACCTCGAGTCGCCACTTTGCAACTGCTGGGGATGATCAAATCGATGCTGACAATAGCCCAGACGTACTCATAGAGTATGCAGAGGCGTCGAAGATTACCA